ACCCATTACAGCAGGACTATTTCTAGCCATATTTGTTGCCATAAAGTTTAAATGGGTCGTAATATGCGCTTGATGGTCTTGTCCTTTGAATGCTTGGAACGGTTTATTGCTCATTGCAAGAATATTTTCTGTTGCAGGGTCCATTGGTTGTGGTTGTTGCGGTGGTGGTAAAATTTTATCGATATTTTTTACACCAATCGCTGTGTACATTGCATGAAACGCTTCATATAAGTTATGCAATTGCGGATTTGACATTGCAAGTTGTAATTCTGTTTGTGCTAAACTAATTCTTTGTGATTGAGAAAATATATTTGGATCTGCAATTGGAATAATATCTACTTTATCATCAAAATCTGTAACTTTAATATTTCTTTGTCCACCTACAACGTCGTATGGATACTCAGCTGGTAGATAAGTTTTAAAAACTCCAGCCAATAGACTAAATTCATTCTTCATCGCCACATACAATCTCTTGTGTATGGCTGACATGACTCTGGAACCACGTTCTAAGAGAGCTATGGTCGTCCCAACAGCTGCTTGTTGGTTGCCGTCACCGACCTGCATGTCAGCTAT